GTTTCAATGAATTCAGCGGGAAATAGAATAGTTGTAGGCGCACCTTTTAATGACGGAAATGGAAGTAATTCTGGTTCAGTTAGAGTTTATTCTTTGATTGGAAATACATGGACTAAATTAGGAGGATTAGTAGATATAGATGGAGAAGCTGCTGGTGATTATTTTGGATATAGCGTTTCAATGAATTCAGCGGGAGATAGAATAGTTGTAGGCGCACCTTATAATGATAAAAATGGACGTAATTCGGGTTCAGTTAGAGTTTATTATTTAGAAAATGGAGTTTGGAATAAATTAGGAGGATTAGTAGATATATATGGAGAAGCTAATGAAGATGTTTTCGGATATAGTGTTTCAATGAATTCAACAGGAGATAGAATAGTCGTAGGTGCACCTCTTAATGATAAAAATGGAAATTCATCTGGTGCAATTAGTGTTTATAAAATTTCTTAATATAAATTAAATCTATATTAAGAATTTAAATCATAAGTACCATATATAGAAGTATCATTTACACCCATATCAATAATATGATTGGTGCTTTCTTGATCCACCGACCCTTCGTATGATTTAGGAGCAGAAGACAGTTCTCCCATAATGTTACTGGATAATTTACCATAGAATGTATCTTCTGTGGTTTGTTCATTAACTGTTTCGATAGGAAGACCGGGTTCCCAACTATATTCTAGTCTTTTAGCTTTAATTTCCCAGCCATAATGTCCTCCTAATGGATTCATATTAGCACCCACATCTTGATCTCTGCGTTGTGTAATCTGAAAATAATTTCCTCCTCTACCATTTTTACGGTCACTACCGTATTCTGTCATACGAAATACATCACCAGATTTAGGTTCAACATCTTGATTTAATTCAGTATAAATTGTTTCTCCAGCCATGGCTTTTTCAAAATTATTATAAGCCATATAACCAGTAACATCATCTTCTGAATTAAACCCGAATTTACTTAATGATAATGCAGATTCATTTAAATTAATAATCATTTTAACCGCAACAGGACCATGATAAACACTAGTAGGTTGTTCACCATATAATTGATCTGCTCCAGATAATGTCATGGTATTAACATAATAATCAATTTTTTGTCCCATGCTTTGTACCATTTCTTCAGCAACATTAGCAATAGTTTCTGTGTCAGGAGTTAAACGAGTTTTATCGTATAACTCATAACAATTAGATCCATTTCCTGCACCAGAATAATAACATGACATAATTATCTTTTTTCTTTTTTAGTTACTACGAAATTACCATTTGGTAAAGATTTAAGAATAACATTACTTCTGCCCATGTGCTTGCCTTTATGTAATTCATTTGAACGAAGTTTTTTATTTCCCATTAATTCTTTTGCTTTACTAGGAGTAATTAAACCAGTTTCGACTTTATCGTATTTTTTAAAATTACGATCAGTAGGTTTATGACGATTAGCCATAATACCACCTTTTGATAATTTACCTGTTCTTTTACTAAAAGAATTGCCTTTCCATAAAGCAGAATCTCTTCTATGAAGAGGATTTTCTGTATGTTCTTGTAAAAAGAATTCTTTAAATGAAATCATAATAGTATTTAGTCAAAAAAAAGAGGACTCCGAAGAGTCCTCTTTTAAATTTTAAATTTATTAAAGATTAGGGATGGAAAACTGATTTTCCGGGTCCGCTAGGATTAGCTGCGCGAGCACCAGAAACTTTCATGTTTCCTTTTTGTTGTAGTTTTTCGCCTTTATCATTAAAGGGCATATAATGTGCCGTTCCTTGTGTTTGTGCAGTCTTTTCTGCTTTACCAGCACCAGAAACAGTACCAGCTACACCACCAACTTTACGATTGCCGGGTTTTGTCATTTGTTCGCCTTTATTTGTGAAAGGCTTGTATTGAGCTTGAGGAGATTCTTTTAGTGAACCTTCTTCTTCCTCTTCTTCTGCGTCTTCATCTTCATCAGATTCTTCAGCAGCTTCATCTTCATCAGATTCTTCAGCAGCTTCATCTCCACCACCAAAACCTTCTTCTCCAGCACCTTCTTCAGAACCACCAAATTCATCTTCTGAAGTTTCGCCTTCTTCTTCATGTCCACCACCTAGTGCAGCACTTAGAAGATCCATTAGCTTTTCAGCAGTGGCTTTATCCATAGTAAGAGTGACTTCTTCGCCACCCATATCTTCGCCACCAAATTCATCGCCTTCACCACCCATATCTCCAGCGGAATCTCCGCTATCAATACCTAGTGCAGCTTCGTCGTTTTCCATTACTTCTTCAAATAGTTTTTCGAATAGAGATTTATTGCTCATATTTCTATTTATACATTTTCTTTCATTTTTTCAATAAATCTCAAAAAAAATTTTATTTTTTTATTTTTTGTATTAACTACTCTTATGGCTAGAGTAACTAAAAAAGAAATTTACATGAATAATCCTGCTCTTCCAACAGCAGGAGCAGAATTTGAATGGACACCAGAAAGATTAGCTGAATTAAAAAAATGTAAAGAAAATGTATTACATTTTGCAGAAAATTATTTTTATATTGTCAATTTGGATGAAGGAAAACAAAAAATTAAGTTACATCCGTATCAAAAAAAGGCATTAAGGATGATTAGAGATTCAAAAAATTCTTTGCTCTTGTTTAGTCGCCAAGTTGGAAAAACGACTATTTCTACAATATATTGTTTGTGGACTGCTTTATTTTATTCGGATCAAAGAATACTTTTAGTAGCAAATAAAGAAAACACAGCAAAAGAAATATTTAAAAGAATTCGTATGGCATATGAACAACTACCAAATTGGTTAAAATCTCCAGTTGAATATTATGGATTGGAATCATTAGAACTTCAAAATGGATCTAAAATTGGTATTAGTACTACAACAGGAACTGCTGGTCGTGGTATGAGTGCTAATCTGCTATTTGTCGATGAAGCGGACTGGATCGAGTGCGTCGAAGGTTCAGTCCTAGTTGAATTAAAAAATAAAAAAACGCAAGAAATTAAAAAAATTTCAGTAGAAACTGCATACAATCTATTTAATAGTGATAAATAGATTATGTATGTTCGATCCATTAAAATATAATTATACTAGTGATATCATAAATAAAATAAATGTATATAATTTAGAAAACAAATTAATTTATACTTTAGAAGAAACTAAAAAAATTTGCAATAATACATATTATATTAATAATAAATTAATAGTTCCTAGATTAATTTCTAAGTTTAAAGATAAAGTATTGCTTTTATCTATTTTTGAACATACAAAAAAATATGAACATATTCCATTTAAAAATAAATTAGAGTATATTTTAAATATAATATCCACCGAAAGATTAAATTGTAGTGTATGTAATAATCCAGTTAAATATAAAGGAGGAATTTTATATAAATATTGCGAGAATAAAGATTGCCTAAAATTAATGTTGTCAAAAAAAGCTAAAGAACGTGGAATGTGGATGGTTCAAACCAAAGAAGCAAAAGAAAAAAAATCCAAATCTTTAACTGGACGGAAGTTATCCGAAGAAAATAAAAGAAAAATTGGAGAATCAAATGCCAAAAAATGGACAATGGAATATAAAATAAAAGACAGATTACATAGATTGTCCAAAAATTGCGATCAAAAAATTTCAAAAACAATGAAAGCTAAAATATTAGCTGGAGAATTCACACCAAAATCAGAAAATAGAAAAAGAGCAAAACGAATTAAATCTGATATTACTGGATTAAATTATAGAAGTAATTGGGAATTAATTTTTCATGAAAATAATTTAAAGTTAGAATATGAAAAATTAAGAATATCGTATATGGATGGAGAAAATGAAAGAATATACATTACAGATTTTGTTGATTTTGATAATAAAATAATATATGAAATTAAACCTTCTTCTGAATTAAATCAATCAAATTTTTTAAATAAAAAGAAATATACTGAAGAATGGTGCTCAAAAAATGACTTTTTTTATAAAGTAATAACAGAAAAAGACTATAATTTTTATGGAAGAAAATAATTCAAATCCAAATGATTGGGAAATTTTAACAGATACTGGATGGAAATCCTTTTCTGGTGTAATTAAAAATAAAAATATAAAATCGGTAAAACTAAAATTTGATGATGGAACTGAACTTATATGTAGTGAAAATCACGAATTATTAACATATTCTGGAAATTTTACTTATGCTAGTAAATCTAGATACAAAAAAATAGTATCAAATTTTGGATATAAAAAAGTTATATCAGTTACTAAAAATGGATTTATAGATGCATATGATGTTACAAACGTAGATGGAGGAAGATATTTCACAAATGGTGTAATATCTCATAATTGTCATATTTTAAATGAATTTTGGGCATCAGTATATCCGATTATTTCTTCATCAACAAAATCTAAAGTAATTATGGCATCTACTCCTAGAGATACTGCTGGATTGTTTTATAAATTATATAGTCAATCGCTTAAGGGAGAAAATAATTGGGTTAGTATGAAAGTTTTATGGAATGAAGTTCCGGGTAGAACAGAGAAATGGGCAAAAGAAACTATGAGTTCTTTGGGAGATGTGAGTATCTGGAAACGTGAGTACGAATGTCAATTCGATGAAGTAGGCGAATCAGCATTGGATCAAGAATTATTTGATTCGATGAAAAAATTCACATTAAAACCATTATTTTTATTAGATGAAGGAAGATATTCTTTATGGGAAAAGCCTAGTGATGAAAAGATTTATGTTGTTGGAGTTGATATAGCAGAAGGAGTTGGCAAAGATGCAACTGTGGTACAAGTATTGGATATTACAGATCCTAGAAGAATCAAACAAGTTGCTGTTTATCATAATAATAAAATCACTCCAACAGAATTTACTGCTAAATTAAGAGAAATATTACAACATTGGGGTGATCCACTGGCTATGATTGAACGAAACAATTGTGGAGCACAAGTGGTAGATAATCTAAAAAAGGATTTCAATTATGAAAATATTGTAAATTGGGGGGTGAATCGTGTAGCTAACAGAGTGTCTAATAATTTAGGTATTATTGCTCATACAAACACCAAATATCATGGAGTAATGAATCAAAGATATTGGATTAATATAGAAAAACGTGTACAGATTAATGATATTAATACTGTTTTAGAATTAAACGATTTTATTCGTAGTAAAGCTGGTACATGGTCAGCAAAGCATGGAGCGCACGATGATAGAGTTATGTCATTAATTTGGGCATTAATGGTCTTGCATGAAGATATTGCTCCTATTTATTTTGATATTATAGAAAAAGACGAAAACGGAAAACCAATTGTAATTAAATCTGTGGATTATGGAATTAAACATTTTATGAATCCATTATCTATATATGGTAATGAAAACAATTCATTAGGAGGAGATGCATTACCATCATTTATGGGAAATACATCACAAACTGAAAACCCAGATTTTGATGATTTGTTTAATCAAGGTTGGCGACCATACTAAATAAATGTATGAATCAATTTGATATAATCGTACAAGAACAATTAATGTTATTAGATGAATCTTGGAAAGATTCTGCTAAAAAGTATGCAACAGGTGCGGCATTAGGTGCTGCTGGTTTATTAGGATTACAACATGGACTCAAGGACACCCATCACAATCACGATTTAACAAGAACAAAAATACAACAGCAACAAAGTGCTATGTTTGCTTCATCTAATCAG